GAGCGCGTAGAACACGGAAGGCCTGGCTCTTTCAGCGAGCTTGAAGGCATGAGCAACAAGGACCTTGTCCTTCGTGCTCGAGCGCTTAGCGAAGCCGCAGAACAGCTAGACACGAGCGAAGCTGCGCAGCTTGCTGCTGAGAGCAGTACGAACTCGGCCGTTCTGCGCAGCATCGAAAAGCCTGTCGAAGAGGAAGAGCGACGAGCAGAGCGAAGTGCTAGGACGGCCGAGGAGTTAGCCGAGGCAGAAAAGACGGCTCCCCTTCCAGACTGGCTGAAGCCGAGCGACGACGCTTCGCGAGGCGGAACTCCTTAAATGCCTACGGCAACGAACGCTCAAGCATTGAAAGCGCTTCGTTGCCACACGCGTTCCGCGTCAGCAGAACGCTTTGCGCTTGAACGCGCTCTTCTCCTTGCCACACTGACTGAGCGTTCCGCTGCGGAGCTCCGCTCTGTTGAGCGAGCGCTTGCAGAGCAAGGTGCGGCCTGATGGAAATCACAGCGTTCACGCTTGCTCAGAGGTTCGTCGGGCTCCGCGAGATTCCTGGGAAGGAGGATTCTCCGGCTGTTCTTGCAATGCTTCGCCTGGATGCAAAGTGGCCTGAAGGGGACGAAGTCCCCTGGTGCTCAGCCTTCTGCAACTACATTGCGTGGCTGTTGCGCCTTCCGCGCTCGAAGTCGCTTGCAGCGAGAAGCTGGCTTGCCTGCGGCATGCCCGTAGACCTCGCTGATGCGAGCGTAGGCTTCGATGTTGTCGTCCTTTCGCGCCCTGCGGGCGGAGCCTCCGCAGGCCATGTAGGCTTCTTCGCAGGACGAGCCGACGGCACTGCCGCAGGTCGAGGAGTGCTCCTTCTCGGCGGGAATCAGAGCGACTCTGTAGGAGTTCAGGAATTCGCCGCTTCTCGCGTGCTCGGAGTTCGGAGGCTCGCCTGATGGCTAAAATCTGGTCTCGAGTTTCTGGAGCTACCTCAGGCGCTCTTGGAATTTCTTCCAGCATCTATCGACGAGCCGCCAAGTCGTTCGGAAAAGGGCTCGTCGGATACGGCTCCGGAATGCGCGAAGAACGAGGAAGTATTCCGTTCAGAAATGTTCTGACGGTTTCTCCGAAGTTCATTTCGCGGTGGAAGGGCGTTCGAAGAACGTTCAAGGATGTTCGTGGAGGATCCTTCGAGCAGTTTGCACATTCAGCGACTAAGGGAAAAGGCGCATACGGAATGGGCTTCGCACGTGTTCGTGGCTACTTAAACAGTCGCTTTCATTCCTTCACGAATAAGAAGTCCGGGCCTCTCTACGTACGTAAGTCGATGCTGAAGCGGGTTACTCCTTCTCGGGGAACGATTCACGGAGTCCTGAATAGCGCGAGGCGTGCAGGACACATTTTCTACGGGAATCAGTACGTGAAGCTCGCTTCGCGCGTGCAGAAGGCTTTTGCACCTGTGTCGAGTCATCGAAGCCCCTTCTACCGGAATAGGCTTAAGAGATTCGCAACGCGAATGAGTGCGCGAAGCGCAGCGAGAAGGATGTTCAACTGATGCTCAAGCGTTTCTATTTGAGGAGTCATTGATGAGGAGAAGGTTCATGATTCAGCGAATGTTCGTTTTCTTCCTTCTGAGCCTAAGCGGTGGAGCCGCCTGGGCTCAAAGCAGACTTCTCCTCGATCGAACGTTCACGACTGCCACAACCGTCGTCGGAGCAGTTCGAGAGCTCGGATCGTTTCCGACTTCGAGTGCGCAATACCTTGCGCTCGAAGCGCGCTTCACCCACTCCTACGGAGGCACGTCTGCGAAGGTCTACCTTCAGACCTCGCTCGACGATGGAGCCTCGTGGATCGACATCGCGAGTCTTGCCTTCGCGTCTGCGACGGCAACGAAAGTGTCTGCGGTCAACGCGAGCATTGCTCTTGCAGCGGGCGGAACGCCGACCGACGGCACGCTGACAGACAATACGATTCTGAACGGCTTGCTCGGAGACCGTATTCGAGTGAAGCTCATCACGACGGGCACGTATGCAACCGACCCCGCTGTGGGAATCGTGACGTATCAGAGTGGCACGAACATCACAGACACGAAGCTCATTCTCATCAACACGACTACGTATACGTTCGTAAACGTGGTTGCGGTTGCAGGAGACGTCAAGATTGGAACGGACTCCGATGCAACAATGCTCAACCTCTCGAGGTGCATCAACAAGAGTGGAGGCACGGAAGGCGCTGGCCAAGACTACATGAGCGCCGGAGGCGTTGCACATCCACAAGTCACGGCTGTTCAGACTGCAGGCTCGGACATCGTCACTCTAACTCAGATTGTGGGGTCAAGCGCGGGAAACTCCTATCCGTTCACGAGTGACGAGACTACGTTCGTCCTGACTCCGTTCGCCGGAGGCACGAACGACGCGACGCGCATGCGCGTGAACGTCGTTCTGCGCTGAAGGAGCATTCATGCGAAGAGGGGTTGCAGCAGCAGTTCGTGCCTTCGGCGCGGCACGCGGAGCTCGTGTGAAGCTCTCCGCAGTACGCGGAGGAGGAGCAGTGCGCGGAACGCGAAGCGCCCGTGGGGGCTTCACTGTGCAGAGTAAGGCGAAGAACGCAAAAGCTGCAGCAGCACGGAACGCGCGAAGCGGAGGCCGCGGCTCCTTCGGAGGAAAGGGTGCGTTCGCCGGTCAGGGTCGAGGGTGGCGCCGACTCGTGAAAGGACGAAGAGGATGAACATCCTTCGAGGCATCGCCGCGCTTGCGCTGAGCATTCCGTTCTTCCTCTTCTTCCTCCTGGCGGTCGGAACGACTGCGGTCGCAGGCAGTCTCTTCTGCCTCATTCTTCGCCTCCTCGGGTCTAGCTTCGAGCGCGCTGCACTCGCATTCCAGAAGCTTCACGAAGCGGCGGAAGAACGGCGCTTTCCGAACGTTCCTCTAAAAGCGTTTGAGCGTTCCGCGGAGCGTCGATGAGCCTGAAGCCTACTCCCTTTCCGTTCCGAAGAAGCCCCTGGCGAAGGAGCGGACCGGTTCATTCGTTCGGCCGTTCGAACAGGCCTTTTCAGCCTACGGACTGGATCTACGGGAAGAAGAAAGCTTTCCTGACGAAGGGGCTGCGCATTCAGACTTCAAACGTCCTCACGCGGATTTCGGCGAAGATGCACAGCTCGAAAGTTGCCCGAATCAACCTTCTCGCGTCGAAGTGGAGGCCGAAGGGCCTTCCTGGGAAGCAGTTCAATCTTCTGCAGCCCGCGTTGCGGAAGACCTTCGGCGGGCTTGGAGCATTCGCCGGGCTAGGACGTGGGTGGAAGAAGTTCCTTCGGAGCAGGGGGAAGAGATGAAACGCCTTTCGACTTTCGTGGCAGTGCTGCTTCTGAGCGCCTGCGGCCCCGTAAAGCCTCCTCAGCCTCCGGCGGCTCCGAAGCCCGAGCCTCAGTGTGTTGAAGGCCAGAACTTCGGATGCTGGACGGAGCCTCCAGGCCTCGGGTGGATGTTCGCCTGTGCCATTTACGAACCATCCGGCACGGTTGTGGGAGTGGAGCTTCAGCGTGATCCTGCGCTCTGTCAGGTGAAGCCTCAGCCTCCGGCGCAAAGCGCAAGCGCTCCTCTCATTCCGGATGAAGCCCTGCAGGGGCTCGAAGACGCTTTCCAGGCGAAGATGTGGACTGCTGTGGATGCAGCGATCCGCCGTTGGCGTGCAGCGCATCCTGAAGCGTGGCGCGGAGACGGAGCATGCCTGTCGAACGGACCTGCCGGCATCGACGCAGCCTTTCAGGGCATCTCCGATGAGCTGCTTGCAGCGGGAATCGTTGCAGGACAGAGCATCAATGCCTATGGCAAACGTTCCGACTGTATCTTCGTGAAGCGGACTCCTCCGGAGTGCTCCTCCGCAGGATGTCTGTACGAAGAGGTCCATCCGTTCGACTATGCCCGTGCATGCGTCGCGACGGGCTCGAATGCAGTGAAACGCCTTTACAGAAGGGTGGAAGGAACGGATACGCCAATACCTGTTCCTCCAGTTCCAGCTCCAGTTCCGGCTCCTGCTCCCGTGCCGACGCCTCCGGCTCCCCCCGTAGGGGATGCCTGCGGCGTGCCCGTTCCTCCTCCGCTTGAAGTTTTTGGGCTCAAGTGCGAAGCGGGGAAGAAGTGGTGCGACGGAACACCGAAGGTGTACGGGTGTAACTTTCCAACCCCTGGAAAGAACTTCTGCCGCGAGATCGGCCTAGGCACGATGCCAGGACAGCCGAATGTGGAACGTTGTGTCTGTCCTGCCGGGAATGAGGAAGACGGGGCGAAGCGCTCTGCGTGCGAGGCGAAGATTGTCGGGGAGCCTGGACCTCCGGCACGGCCGCGCTGGAAGAGTGATGGGAAGGTCGAGCTTCACCCAGAGAATCCTTTCCTCGCTCGTTGTAGCGACTGTACGTATATAGAAATCTGCAAGGCAGACGGAACGAAGTGTACGAAGGCAAAGCTTAAGTGAGCGAATACGCGGAGGCGTTCTTCGCGCTTCCGCACATCCACTTCGTGTTCGTGCACTGGCGCGCGTTGCTCGTACTCTTCGTACTGTGGCTCGTAGGGTTGTGGCTTGTCCATACGTGGTTCTGGAACAAGAAATACGAGAGAGGATGAAGCGTGGGTAAGATTCCGCCGGACGATTCGAACGTCCCAGTGTTCATCGAACAGGCGGAGCCTACGGCTCCTTCGGTGAACGACGTTCTCGCTCCCACAATCGTGCCTCCTCCGCTCGTGCCTGCGGCTTCAGCTGCCTTCGTTGATCCTGCTTCGCTCTCCTCGCAGATCGAACGTGCGCTGAGTGCAATTCCTGCGGACAAGCTCGGGTGCTTTCTCGTGCACGCGGACCTTCAAAAAGCTTCGATTGCTGTGATGGTCCGTGCAGGGGGGAGCGTCTCGTTTCTTGCTCGAGTGCAGAAGACGTATACGGGAGGCCTAGACGCAGAAGTCGGAGGACGGATCACCTTCCTGCTCGGAGAGGCTGAGGCTGCGCCTGCGCCTCCAGCGACGCTGACGCTTTCGGACTACTACGAGGTTTTTCGGAACGTCGGAACAGACTTCACTCGGAACTCTCGCTTTCGCGCCAGCGTGAAGGCAGTAGGAATTAGAGTCTTCAACCTACGTCCATACTTGGACGGGAAGAAGTGGTGGCATGTCTCCTGAAGCTCTTGAGCTTGCGAAGCTCGCACAGTGGGCGGCTCCCCTTCTCGTGACGCTCATCGGAGGATATGCCGTTCTGAAGAAGCAAACGGAACGTCACGAGAAAGAAATAGGAGAACAGCGCGAAGCGTTCAAAGTCTACCTAGAAACACATCGCATCGAGGAGAAGCAGGATGCTGAACGTGCTCGCGCCGAATCTCGAGAAGACGAACGGATTCGCCGGGCTGAGATCGAGGCGCTCTCTGGACGCATGGACGACAAATTCATGAAGTTCACGGCTGCTCTGACGGGAGTCGTGGGAACGTCCGAAGAAGCCCTACGTCAGGCTCGAGCGGCGCACGTTCGTGCAGACGAAAACGAGAAAGCCGTTGCTGCTGCCGCGGTGGAGCAAGCTCGGATGGACGAGCAGATTCAATTTACGAAGAGCATCGTTGCGGAGCTGAAGAGAACGCAAGAACTCAATCTGGCAGAAGTGCGTAGGACGCTTGAAGAGCGAGTGAAAGCATGAACTGGCTTCTGGTCAATTTCCTCGTCCTAACCATCATCATGATAGGAGGGGCTCTGTTCATCACGTGGTTCTACCGAACATCCCGCCAGTGGAACGCTCCCGTTCAGGACTCGAAGCTCGCACAGCTGCGCAGAGACGTGGATAAGTCTTTAGACCTTGGAGCGAGCAACAAACGAGAAATCAACGCAGCCCACGACAAAGCGGATGCCACGAGCCGCGAAACAGATCATTCGAATCGTGCGCATAAAGACGCTCTTGAGTACATGCTCAAGGAAATTCGATCTGTTGGCGCTCACATAAATTCGTTGCTCGCGATGCGAGACGATCTTCACGAGGTCCGTGCTCAAGCTCTAAAGACAGAGCAGGATCTCTCTTCCCTCGCCTGCTTCATGAACGCCTCTCAGAAGCTTCCGGGTTTCTGCCCACTTCACAAGGTGGACTGTCCCCTAACCCCTGCAGAAGGGACTCGTGTCGTTTCCCGTGCAGATGTTCAGACAAACATTCCGAAAGAACAGAAGGAGAAAGCCTAATGGACCAGCTTGCTTACGTCGTTGCCGTAATGGCCATCCTGTGGTGCGTGCTGCAGCTCGTTCCGATGATTCCCCTTTCGGAGCCTTCAGGCTCCTGGGTGAAGAACATTCTTCGAGCGATCTCGCTCTGCGTCGCGATTTTCTACCTCCTGCGCGGGATGGGGAAGGTCTAAGCACATGCTCCGGAGAAGCCTCCTTTCAGCTTCAAGCGTTTTCGCCGTAGGCGGCTTCGCCTTCGGGACGAAGCCTGTCCTCCGAGGGACGCTTCAACTTCGCATCGTGACCGAAGGTCATCAGAACAGTGCCCTGTGGCGAGTGTACAACGCTCGAACAGGACGCGAGATCGGTCAGGACATCTCTGCGCATCGATGGGCGGCGAAGTTCGCCAAAGCGAAGATCGGCGAACCTTTCCACTTCACGATGATGCGTCGGGATCCCTCCGGGAAGATCCTCTTCGCTGAGAACAAGATCTCACAAGATCGCGTTCGGGGCGTGATCGTGGAGAAGGTCTAACTCGTGCAGCAGATCAAGGTTCGTTTCACAGCTGCTCTGCTCGAGGGCCTGCTCGGAGAAGGCTATCGTGTACCTTCCGGAACGATCCTGAACGGACTTCCGAGCGGTACGCACTTCGTCCGATGCGAAGCGGAGCCCCACGCGTGCGTGCTGATCTTCGAAAACGCAACGTTTCCACACGCACCTTCGCCTTCAGACGTTCCACTCCTCGTGCCGGTATTTCGAGCGGATGCAGAACCGTGGAGCGGTGAGGACCGACGGTCCGGAAAAGAGAGAAGAGGCTCAAGATGAAAGCGTGGATCACGAAGTGGCTGCTCGGTGGGTTCATTCGGGGAATCGCCGAAGGCAAGAACGGAACGGGCCCGAAGAAGCTCTACTGGTGGCTCAGCGGGAAGAAGACGGCAACGAGCGCGCTCTGCGGCTTGGCGTTCGCCGCCTTCTGCGCGGTGAAGCCTGCACTGGCGCTTGAGTGGGCGCCTACGGCGACGTTCATTCTCGGAATTCTCGTTACGGTTGGCCTCGTCGACCGTGAGTGGAAGAACGCTCCTCCACTTACGCAGTGGAAGCTGTGGGCAAGCAGCCTGTTGAGTGCAGGACCGGCCATCTCTGCGGTCTTTGCTTTGCTCGTACAGTGGCTGCCGCTCGTTCCAGGATGTGAGAGTTGCGCAGGCTTCGTCCCGCAGGTTCAATGGGCAGCAGGAGCAGTTGCCGCAGGCACTGCCTGGCTCGCAGCAAGGTGGAACCTACCTCCTACAACGATGGAGCGTCGGGCCGAAGATCTTGATCTGACGAAGGCTTCTGAGCCTTCGACCAAAGCGGCCGTGCCTCAGCCTTTGGCAAGGCAGTAAGTGGAAGTCACAGGGGAATGCGTTCTCCATCCGACAGGCTTCACCTGGAACTCTGTTCAGCCGGATTCAGAATACGGACTCCTGACCCGCTTAGCGAATCTGTACGGAACTGACAAAGGAACGCTTCACGGGGCGCATGGATACACTGTTGTGTATGAAGCGTTCATGCGGCCTCGTCGCTTGAAGGTGCAAAGAGTCCTCGAAATCGGAGTGGCGGCTGGAGCCTCCTTGAAGATGTGGAGAGACTACTTCGTCTCCGCTCAGATTCACGGGGTGGACTTAGTGTCCATCCCTTCTGTATTCGGAGACAGAGTCACGCTTCACGTTTTAGATCAGGAGGATGAAGCTGGGCTCGAACGTCTTGGGAAAGAGTTCGGTCCTTTCGATCTTGTCGTCGACGACGGTGGACACACAATGAAGCAGCAGCAGACAAGCTTCAAGGTTCTAGAGAAGTACGTAACGAAAGACGGGCTGTATGTGGTTGAGGATCTCCATTCTAGCTTCTGTGGGAAGCCGTACGGGGTGGAGAAAGCTGAAGACACGACTCTTGCAGTACTCGCACGACTCCGCGAGGCGTTGATCTTCTCTTCAGCATCAAGTGGCTCGATTGTCGGAATCGTAAGGAGAGGGCAGTGAGCGTTCTAAAGATTATGATCGGGGCGCTTACCCACGGAACTCCTCGGGTCGAGTACGTCGGCTCGATCATGAGGCTTAAGGACTACGAACAGGCAAAGCCTCTCGCGCAGCAGCACTGGCACTCGTATCACGTGAAGGTGGGGCCTTACATCTCTCGAAACCGCAACTACCTCACGAGGCTCTTCAGGGAGCGTACGGATGCCAACTGGCTCCTGATGATCGATCATGATGTGGTCGTTCCGCAGACGTTGCTCGAAGACCTTCTAAGGGAGCTCGAAGGCGAGGACGCAGGAGTCGTCGTCGCGGATCACGTTCTTGGAACGACTTGTCCCACAACAGCTCTGATGAATCATCCTACGGATCCTTCGATGTTCCTTGCGGCGAGACCTCCCGAAGGGCTTTCGAAGAAGCACTACGTCGAAACGATTGCGTCGAGTGTTGTCATGATCAACCGGGAGACGATCGAGCGGATCGCTCGCGAATTCGGCTCAGGCACCTGGTGGATGCACGAGCGAGTTCTAGGAGCAGACGGCTACTGGGAAGAACTCGGAGAAGACTTCTCTTTCTCAAAACGGGCACGGGCTGTAGGCGTAAAGCTACTCGCAGTGTACGGGCTGGATATCCAGCATTACAAGGTCGGGCTGGTGATGTCCAGTCCGCCAAGCGCGCGCGCAAGCGCAGGAGGGAAGTAACATGGCGGGTGCATCGAACTATCTCGAGCTTGCACTGCTCGATCATGCCCTGAAGGGCACTTCGTGGGCGCAGCCAGCGAACGTGTACGTCTCGCTGCATTCTGCAGACACGGTGGAGACGGGCGCAGGAGAGATCACTGCCGGAGCAAATGCCTATGCGAGGCAAAGCGCAAGCGCTGCTTTCGCGGCGGCTGCTGCCGGAGCGAAGGCCACGTCTGCTGATCTGACCTGGACCAACATGCCGGCGACGACAATCACGCACGTCTGTATTTGGGACAGCGTGACGGGTGGGAACCCGCTCTTCCTCGGAAGCCTCACGGCTTCGAAGGTCGTCAACGCGGGCGATACGTTCAAGATCCTCTCGACCAACCTAACGGTCACGATGGACTAGCCTTCAGCGGGCTCGCTTCGCTTCGCGGTGAGGCGAGCCCGCTCAGGCTTCCAGGAACACAACATGAGCACTGCTGAAGCTCCGATTAAGGTTGTTGCAGCACTTCCGTCTTACGACGGGACACGCTGGAACGCCAATGCTCTGGCCTGTCTCTACAGGTCGAATGTCGACACTCTCGAGGTTCAGGGCTCGCTTCTCACTTCAACGTTCAATCGATGCTGGGTTGAGGCGTTGAACATGCGGGAGCAAGGGAAGATCACACATTTCCTGATGCTCCATGCAGATGTTGTTCCGCACGATTTCGACTGGGCGCGAGCGCTGTGGGAAGAGTTTGCAAAGCATCAGTGCAAGGTTCTCTCTGTAGCGATTCCGATTAAGAGCGACGTAGGAATCACGTCGACCGGATGGGAAACAGACGACCTGTGGAGACCTCGTCGCCTCACAGTGCAGGAGCTGCTCGACCGCCCGGTCACGTGGACTCACGGACGCCTACTCGTGAACACGGGAATGATGCTTGTGGACTTCCGCGAAGCGTGGGTAGAGAAAGTCTGCTTCACGGTGCGGGATCGGATTCACAAGCCGAACGGCAAGTGGGTTTGCGAGGTTGAATCGGAAGACTGGAACTTCAGCCGCCAGCTCCGCGCTCTAGGAATTGCCCCTTGGGTCACGCGACGTGTTGGAGTGACACACATGGGTATCGCAGGGTGGAGGAATGACCTGCGGTGGGGCTCTGCAATAGATCCGAACGTTTCTGAGCCGCTGAGCGAGGAGCTCTAAGCAGATGGCAAGTATTAAGACGGAATACGGAACGTCCACAGCTCTCACGATGACGCTAGCGTCGCTCGGTTCGCATGCCACGGACGGGTGGGAGTCGGCCGTCGTGGACAATACGTCGGACAAGTTCATCGATGCGCTCGTGCAGGTCAAGGTTAAGACGAGCGCTTCTGCGCTGGCAGACGACAAGGCGGTGTACGTTTACGCCTACGGCTCGGAAGACGGTTCGACGTACACCGATCCGGCGACCGGGTCTAGCGCGGCGATCTCTCTAGCGGTGCCGACGAACATGCGGCTGATCGGAGTGATTCCTTGCCCTGCAGTGAGCACGACGTACGAAAGCCAGCCGATGAGCGTTGCTGCCGCGTTCGGCGGGATCCTTCCGCGTAAGTGGGGGATTGTCGTTCGGAACTATACGGGACAGGCCCTCGACTCGACCGAGGGCAGTCACTCGTACAAGTATTCGGGCGTCTACTACACGAGCGCGTAGATGGCAAGGCTCTTCACCGGCTCGTCGAACCAGTACGTCACGATTCCGAACGTTCCGAATCTGACGACTCGTGCTACGTTCGGGTGCTGGTTCCGCAAGTCGTCCATCCCGCCTACAGACGACTCTGAATACCACACCATCTTCAGTAAGGGGAGGTCCAACTACAACGAGTACGTCAACCTTGCCGTCGACCACGGCTCACGGGGCGGGGCAGAGGGGCTCCGCGTCTGGTTCGTACAGAACTACAACGCTCATCACATCCGAATCTCCGCTTCAGGACTGGTCAAAGTCGGGCGGTGGTACCAGCTCATCGCGTGCGTAGACTGGACGACGAACCCAGACACAGTGGCGCTGTACCTCGACGGCGTGCCGCTCGATCTGACTCTTACCGACGGATCGGGCAACGCGACTCCGTCTACGAGTGCAACCCAGATAGTACGACTCGGCCACAACACTGTGGCTGGCGCGCCGACGAAGTATCGGTTTAAGGGCGATCTCGCAGAGACGTGGCTACTGTCCGAAACCGTAACACCGAACGAGGCGTTCGCGCTCGGCACGGGACGCATGTCCCCGGACATGTTGAGGCGCGCTTACACCGGGCTTGAGTTCTACCTGCCTCTTCGTGGCTACGGACACGACCTCTGGCGTGGTCGAGACGGGACGCTAACAGGATGCGCGCTATCGGACCATCCACCAGTCGACAGGGTCCGCGACGCACAGCGCAGCTACTTCCTATTCGGGTCAGCCGCCGGCCCTGAAACCCACTTCGGACGAGCAATTCTCTAATGCCCGAAAAGATCACGGCGTTCGCCGCTCTTACTGATCCGCTAATCAGCGATCTTTTGCTCGCTGTAGATTCCGGAGTACCTTCTGAGACGAAGAAACTTCTCATCTCGGACCTCTTTAAGTTGTTCACGACGGACGTCACACTGACTGTGTTGACAGGAAGCGGAACATACTCCATCCCAGCAGGGATGAAGAAAGCTCTGATCGTGGTCGTGGGGGGAGGAGGCGGAGGAAACGGAGGAGCAGCTACTGACTCCGCAGGCGGTGGAGGAGGAGGCGGTGGAACGGCGATCAAACTCCTTCCTGCAGATCAGATCTCACCAGGGAACTACGTTGTTGGAGGAGGCGGAGCGGCAAGCTCTGCAGGTGCAGGAAACGCTGGGGCGAATAGTACCTTCTCTATTGTGGGCGGAATAGTAATTACTGGAGGAGGTGGTGGAGCAGGAACTCAAGGGGCTGCATTTACTGTTCTTGGGGTTCAGGTTGTTGGAGGTACGGGAGGCGCCGCTTCAGAAGGCGATCTGAACATCGGAGGCGCCCGCGGCGAATGTGGTGTGATTTACAGTGGAACGTACGGCTATGGAGGAAGAGGAGGAGATTCCGTATTCGGACACGGAGGAGGCGGAGGAGTGAACAACGCGGGGTTCGTTGGCGTGGGGTATGGAGGCGGAGGCGGAGGAGGACACGCTTCTTCAACGTCGAACAGAGAAGGTGGTGCAGGATCTACAGGGACGATTTTCCTGTTGGAGTTCTACGACTAATGGCTGACCAGAAGATCACAGAGCTCACGGCTCTTACCACTCCTACAACTGACGACATGCTCGCAGTTGTGGATGATCCTACAGGAACTGCCGTGACGAAAAAGCTCTCGATTTTGAACCTTCTCACGCTTGCGCTGAGCAACGTTGCAGTTCAGATCTTGACGAGCGCAAGCGGAACGTACACTCCTTCAGCGGCGATGAAGAAGGTCCTCTTCATCCTCGTTGGAGGAGGTGGAGGCGGTGGAAACATCACAGCTGCTGATGATGCGAGTGGCGGAGGAGGCGGAGGCGGAACTGTCATCTACCTCGCAACTGCTGCGGAGATCGGAGCGGATGAAGCATATACCGTTGGAGCTGCAAGCTCTGCCGGAGGCGCGGGAAACAATACGACGATCGCCGGGCTTTCTCTTACAGCTGTAGGCGGAGGAGCAGGAGCTGCAACAGGGAATCAGACTGTAGCTGGATTTCAGGCGGCAGGAGGTGCGAGTGGGAATGCAACCGGAGGTCAGTTGAACATTCCAGGAAAGGCCGGCCAGCGCGCAATTATTTATTCGACGACGCACGGGTGTGGAGGAGCAGGCGGAGATTCCGTATTCGGACACGGAGGAGCTCAGAGCGGAACAGAAGCAGATGGAAACGCAGGCGGAGCCTATGGCGGCGGAGGCGGCGGAGCACATACTGCGGGGGATACGAATCGAAACGGTGGAGTCGGAGCTGCAGGTGTGATTTACTGTATTGAGTTCTTAGCGTAGGGGAACGAGAGCAGTGGACTATCTACTCAAGGAGGACGGAGATCGGATCCTGCAAGAGGATGCTGATCAGATCCTGCTTGAGTCTTCTACGGGAGACATAGAAGGAACAGCAAGCATTCCTTCCACCTCTTCGGCTGCGTTTGCGGCGCTGATTGAGGGGAGTGGAACTGCTTCTATTCCTTCCGTTTCGACGCTCGCAGCTTCAGCTCTAGTTGAAGCCGCGGCAGTCGGGAGTCTTTCCGTCACTTCGACGTGCGAAGCCGCAGCGCTCTGTGAGGCTCTTGCTTCAGCTTCCATCGATGTAGGAGTAGAGCTTGTATCAGCAGGCGAAACGCTTTGCACAGGCATCGCTCTCCTTCCAAGTAGCACGACGCTCGTAGCAGACTCACTGATTGAGGGATATGGAGCGTCGGGTCTTTCCCCTCCAGTCACTCTTAGCTCTGCAGCTCTTGTAGAAGTTCTCGCTTCAGCTTCTCTTCCTGTTGGGGTAGATGTTCCCGTCTCCGGGAGCATGCTCAATGTAGTTGAGGGAGCTGCTTCTCTCGACGTTCAGGCGGAACTGACGGGGGCAGGAAAGATCCCCAACTTCAACATCCTTGCTTCTGCGCTCTGCGAAGCGCTCGCTGCAGTTTCTCTTCAGGCTACAACGGAGCTTGTTGCTGCAGGTGAAGTTGAAGCGGGAGAAGTGGTTGTTGAAGGCAGCGCGAGCATCTCGACGACGTGTACGCTTGAAGCGTCAGCACAGCTCGACGTTCTTGCTTCAGCAACGCTTGGACCGTTCCATGTTGTCACAACTGCTGGAGCGCCCCTCGTTTCAGCCTCGGCTGCTCTTGCATCTGCAGCTTCGCTCTCGTGCACTGCTCTAGTCGAGCAGCATGCTTCAGCAGTGCTTGGAGCGCAGCCTGAAGTTCCTGTTGTCTGGACCGAAGCCGGCGGAGTTGAGGTAAGTGGAAATTCTCTTACTAAAATCGCTGAGGAAGAGTTTGACAACGCTGGTGCGATTTCCACCTGGCAGATAGCTTCTGGCAACGGGTACGTCGAGCTCACTGCTTCTGAACTAACGACGTATCGGTTGCTGGGGCTCTCCAACGGAAATACGGACCTCGGCTTCGCAGACATCGACTTCGCATTCTATCAGGCTTCCAGCTCGCTTACTGTTCTAGAGAATGGCACTCAAAAGTTATTCGGCCAGTCGTTCTCCACCGGCGACAAGCTGCGGGTCGCGGTCGTCGACGGGGTCGTGAAGTACTCCAAGAACGGAGTCGTCCTCTATACATCACTGGTTGCGCCAACATATCCCCTTCTCGTTGACTGCTCTCTTTACACACCGGGAGCAACCCTCACTGATGTCGTCATTTCTGGAGGGTTACTTCGGAACTTCGCCCTCGCGTGTACAGCTTCTCTAGAGCAGCATGCAGCTGCAGTACTCGGAAGCACGTGCATGCTTGCTGCTTCGGCGCAGCTCGAAGCTCTTGCTTCAGCAACGATCCCCACAACAGTAAGTCTTTCCGCTGCGGGTGACGTTGAAGCGGGAGGAGTAGTTGTTGAGGGAACAGCAACGCTTCCCGTACAAGCGTCGCTTGCGGCAGCTGCACAGATCGAAGCACTTGCTGCGGCTACGCTTGGACCGTTCCATGTTGTAACGACTGCAGGAGTATCGCTTCAGGTTGCTTCAGCGCAGCTTTCTGAGAGCTTTGTTCTAGCGGCTTCAGCTCAGTGTGAAAGCTTCGCTGAAGCCGCTCTTCTGGTTAGCTGCTCGCTCGTTCAAGCAGCCGGAACGATTGAAGTACAAGGTGCGAGCACTCTTCCTTCTTCAGCTTCACTCAGTGCTTCTGCTCAGTGCGAACAGCATGCTTCAGCCTCGCTTCCGAGTGTCTTCGCAGTTGCTGCCTCTGCAGCAGGAGATCAGACCGGACAAGCTACTCTTCCTGCAGCGTGTACGCTGAATGCAGTAGGAACGGTTGAAGCGCTTGCGCAAGCTTCTCTTTCTTCGGAGTACAGCTTCGCTGCTACAGCGATTTGCGAAAGCTTCGCTGAAGCCGCTCTTCCTCCGAGCTTCGCGCTCGAAGCGCAAGCTGCCGCTGAAGCCCTCGCTGCTTGCCCGGCTTCCGTTCTCGTCGAGGTAAGCGCAGCGGCCCTTTGTGAGAGCTTCGCTCAGGCATCTCTGCTCGCGCAGTTCTCGTTCGAAGCCCAAGCAAGTGTGGAAGGGCAGCTTGACGCTTCACTTCAGTTCAACATTCTATGCGCTCTAGAAGCTTCAGCGAAGCTCGAGGCGTTCGCCGTAGCTTCGCTTCCGTGCTTCGTGTCCCTTGCTTCTTCTGCTGTTGTCGAGACGACAGGAGAAGCGGCGCTCGTTCTTCAGTCCACGATCCAAGGAACTGCGACCTCGATTCCCTCCGCACATGCTGCAGTTCCCGTGGTCGTCGGCGTTGTCGCTGCGGGCGAAGGGGTTGCATTCGGAAGCGCCACGCTTGAAGCGACGACTCAACTTGAAGCAACTGCGCAGTGCGAAGAGTACGCAGAAGCTTCGCTGCCTACGGAGTTCAGCCTCGCTGCAAGTGCGAGTACTACGGGTGCTCTCGACGCAGCGGCGGATCTGCCTACGCTCTGCACGCTAACAGCTGAAGCTGTTGTAGAAACGTCGGGAAGTAATGTTCTTCCGTTCACAGCTTCGCTAAGCGTCGCGAGCAGGCTTGAAACGTTTGCGTATGCAGCGCTAGAGCTTGCAGCGGCACTGGCATGCGTTGCACTGCTCGAGCCTACGGCTGATGCTTCGCAGAGTGTGCAAGCACAGCTCGTTGCGTCTGCTCAGGTTGAGCAGCAAGCTGAAGCTACTCTTCCTGCGAGCTTCTCTGTACAGAGCGACGCACGTGCGTTGAGCTTCGCTCAGGCTTCGCTTCCTGCGAGCTTCTCTCTCGCTTCGAGCGGGAATGTAGAAGGACACCTCGACGCTTCTCTCCAGGTCAACCTTCAAGCTACGCTTGAAGCGACAGCGCAGCTAGAGGCTTTCGGGGAAGCTTCTCTTCCTTCGAGCTTCAGCCTTTCAGGAACGGCGCTCGTCGAGAGTGCAAGCGCAAGCATAGCCTCTCCGAGCGTTTCGCTGGAAGCGCAAGCGCAGCTCGAAGCTCAGGCTGCAGCTTCGTTACCTTCAGCGTTCTCGCTTTCCGCCTCAGCCGAGACTCTAGGCGTTTCGGAAGCTTCAGCCTCTCTTGCTTTGCAAGCGCAGCTTGTTGCTTCTGGAGAAGTGGAGCAGAGCGCAAGTGCAAGCATTTCAGCGCTTTGCTCCTGCAGCGCTTCAGCGCAACTGGAAGCTCTTGGCTCTGCTGAGTGCGCTACTTCCTGCACACTGCTTGCCCAAGGCACTCGCTTCAGCGATACAGATGTTGCACTTACTGCGCAGAGCTCTCTTTCAGCTTCCGCTCAAGTAGACGTTCTTGGCACGAGTACACTTCCTTGCGCCTTCGCTTTAAGCGCCTCTGGAGACTCGTTCGGACTTGCAGTAGGACTTCTCGAAGCGCGCAGCACTGTCGAGGCGGAAGCATTCCTCGAAACAGAGGGCTCGAGCGTCCTGCCAACTCTCTTCACCGTAGGAGCGCTTCCCGAGTGTCTCGGCACCTCGATCCTACTCCTGGCGCAGTTCGACTCGCCGACAGTTCCACTGCTTGCACGAATGCCGAGCATTGAGCTTCGTGCACGCTTCGACCGTACAATTCATCTGCGTGCTCAGCACGTGCACGCTCGAGCCACGTGCAGCTGAGGAGACTTAGATGAGCTACGAATCCAACATCGCGGTCAGCGAAGGGTTCTTCGCAGGAGAGGATCGGATCCTTTCGTACGAAGTCTTCTCTGCGGGCTCCATCACGACGATGGAAGACGTGACTTCGTTTCTCCTTCAGTGGGACCTACGGAAGGTCCAATCAGGGGTGGATCCCTTCCGAGCACAGGGAGCTGTTGTTGTGACGAAGGATCGGAGCTCTGGAATCACGGTCACGGGAACGTTCAACTCTGCTCGTGTCACGAACACTCAGCGTGTGCTCGTTCAGATTACGGATGTCGACACGCAAGCACTCCCCGGAGGTCGCTACGTCTGCGCGCTCAAGCGCATGGACGAAGGATACGAAGCCGTGCTGTCCCATGGGACGGTAGAGCTGCTCGTTGCAGCGGTACGCTAGCACGTGTTTGAAGATCTTTCAGAACGCTCGTTCGATCCCGCAACCGAGACCGCCGTCTTGGCGGAAGAAATTGCGATGATCGAGGCGGAACTCAAGCGCAGGCGCTGGAGGAAGAATCCCGCTCTTTGGGTGCGAGAGCGTCTCGGGGAGTTCGCCTGGTCGAAGCAACGTGAGATCATGATGAGCGTTGTTTCGAATAGGCGTACGGCCGTGCACTCCTGCCATGGCGCGGGGAAGTCGTACATCGCTGCACGCATTGCGGCGTGGTGGATCGATATTCATCCTCCGGGAGAAGCCTTCGTCGTTACGAGCGCTACAACAGGAGACCAGGTCAAGGCCATTCTGTGGCGCGAGATTGGACGTGCGCAGGCGAAGGGCCTTCCGGGACGTGTGAATCAGACCGAGTGGTTCCTGACCATGGAGAACGGTCGGGAGGAGCTCGTTGCGATCGGCAGGAAGCCTTCCGATTACAACCCGACCGCCTTTCAAGGGATCCATGCTCGCTGGGTCTTGGTCATCTTCGATGAGGCAGGTGGGATCGCGGGAGGCTCTTCCGATCAGCCGCATTCCTTGTGGGAGTCAGCAGACTCCCTGATTGCGAATGACGACTCACGAATGCTCGCAATCGGGAACCCTGACAACCCTTCGGGTGAGTTCGCACGGGCGTGCGCTCCGGGCTCTGGCTGGAATGCCATAGGCATTGATGCGTTCGAAACTCCGAACTTCACCGAGGAAGAAGTTCCGGAAGCGCTTCGCACAGTGCTCATCGGCCGAACATGGGTTGAGGAGAAGCGCCGAAAGTGGGGCGAGGACAACCCTCTTTGGATTGCAAAGATCCGTGGACTCTTTCCTCAAAGGACAGCAGACGGACTTATTCCCCTTGACTGGATTCGAGCAGCGCAGCTCAGGGTGCTCGTTCCGAAGACTCCTGAAGAGCAGGCTGCAGCAGCGACGTGGCTGCACGAGCTCGGAGTCGATGTGGGTGCTGGTGGGGGAGGTAAGAACACGGTTGCGGAACGTAGAGGTCCGATCATTCGGATCATTCGGAGAGACCAGGAGCCCGACACAATGAAGAGTTGTGGGAATCTTCTCTACGACCTTCGAAGGACGAAGGCTTCGAGGGCGAAGGTCGACGAAGTCGGAGTCGGCCGAGGACTCGTCGACCGTGCACTCGAGCAGGCAGCTCCTGTTGTGGGAGTGAATGTCGGTCGACCTGCAAAGGACAAGGAAGCGTATGAGAATGTCCGAGCTGAAGGCTACTGGCTCCTTCGAGATCGCTTCGAAGAAGGGAACATTGACATCGATCCGGTGGACGATGATCTTGCCGCACAGCTCGTGGACCTGCGGTTCAAGCGGAGCTCACACGGCCGCATTCTGATCGAGTCAAAAGACGAAATGAAGCGTAGAGGAAGGGCAAGCCCAGATGATGCTGATGCAGTCATGCTGGCTTTTCTTCCAGACGAACTTCTTGGACCGCAGCCGGTTCGAGAGCTTCCAGTGTTGTGGGGATGAAGTAGATGCTTTCTTCCCTTGAAAGAAAGGCACTCCAGCGATGCCCGTGAACACGCCGCACATGGCGTACCGCCAGATGCTCTCACGCTGGACGCGTGCCCGCGACTGCTTTGAGGGGTCAGACGCTGTCAAGCAGAGAGGGCCTGCGTATCTGCCGATGCTCGATTCTCACAAGCTTCAGACGAAGGTGGGAGCAGACAAATACGAGGAGTATAAGCTTCGGGCCCTCTTCTTCAATGCGACAGGACGCACGATTGAAGGAATGGCCGGCGCACTCTTTCAGACCGCTCCTATCATTCGAGCCCCTGGGCCGATTGAAGAACACCTTGAGGATGTTACGTTGGACGGAACTTCCGCGGAGCTTTTCGGGCTGCGCCTTGCTCGCGAGCTCCTACTCACAGGCCGCTACGGGATTCTCGTAGACATGCCGAACGAACAAACGGCTAAAGCTGCGAAGGGGGAAGAGATCCGTCCTTATTGGATCGGATATAAGGCGGAAGACATCTACGGGTGGAGAACCACGCGCCTTGCAGGACGTGAATACATCACGCGCGTCGTACTCTATGAAATTGAGGAGGAGGAAGATCCGAAGGATCCTTTCGTTATAGGAGAAATTGTTCAGTTTAGGGTGCTCGACCTTGTGGAAGGAGGGTACACCCAGAAGGTGTTCCGAAAGAAAGCGAATTCGGATGACTTTTTTCAGTTCGGAGAAACTCTTACTCCTTCGCGTCGAGGAGTTTCTCTTCCGTTCATTCCTTTCACGTTTGTCGGACCGACCTCCGTATCTGCTGTGGTGCAGAAGCCTCCTTTGGACGACTTGGTCAACGTGAACCTTTCTCATTATAGGACGATGGCCGACTTGGAGCACGGAAGACACTTCACCGCTCTGCCCACTCCGTGGGTCGCAGGATCGCTTGCAGCGAAGGGCGAGCCTTTGGCAATAGGCTCCGGAGTAGCCTGGGCTCTCGAGAAAGAGGGCCGCGCGGGAATGCTCGAGTTCAGTGGAGCTGGACTTGAGAGCCTCGTGACGGCAGAGCAGGACAAGAGGAAGATGATGGCAGTGCTCGGAGCACGCTTGCTCGAGGACGTGCCCTCTGTTCAAGAAACGATGGGTGCCGTCTCCATGCGGCATGCAGGAGAGCAGGCTTCGCTTAGGACGATTGCTCAGAGCTCGGAGCATGCGCTCTCAATCGTGCTACGCATTCATGCGTGGTGGGTTGGAACGGAAGCGAAGCCCGAAGAGCTCAAGGAGAAGGCCGTCTACGAGGTGAATAAGGATTTCTTCACCACGCGGATGAGCCCGGACGAACTGCGTGGACTGATCATGGCTCTGCAGGCAGAGGCTATTTCGTACGAGACGTTCTACGCTCAGCTCACGCGAGGAGAGATTGCGCGGCCTGGCGTCACGGCAGAAGAAGAGCAGACTGCCATTTTGGAGCGGAGCCAGGCGCTCGCGGCGCTCGCGCAGCCAGCAGGCTTCGTCGATCCGAACGATCCGAACGCACAGCCGGAGGCTGATCCTACAGCCGGAGAGGAGCCCGGGGATAAGGTTGTTGCTTCAGGAGACTGGTGGAAGATCGTTTCGAGGAAGAAGAAGTTTGTTCTTCTCGATGCTCAGACTGGAGAGACCTACGGCACGTTCGGGTCGCAGCGCGAGGCTGAAGCCGCAGTGAAGAAGATGGAGGAGGAAGCATGAGCCTCCAGACAGAGCTCCACGTCGAAGAAGCACGCTTCACTCCGCGGCTACGTCGTGCGTTGCAGAAGTCGCGTGAGCGCATGCGAGCACGTGTGCGGCTGCAGGCTCTTGCGGAGGCGCTCGCCTCGAAGAATATGGCGCAAGCGCTCAAGGCAGTTGGAGAAGACGACCTTGAAAAGGCGCTTGAGCCGTTCGGAGCGATCTGCGAGGATGCTTTCATTAGGGGTGGGAAGGTAGGAGCGAGGTTTATCTGATGGTCAAGAGGCTGTTCGGAAAACTCGCGAACCGGCGCACTGCAACGCTGCTCCGCTGGAAGACTCTCGGTCCGAACCTCAATGAGATTGGGAAGATGGAGCGCTTTGCGGAACGTAAGCTGGGCTTCCTCTCGATGGGTCGAGGAATTGCTCGCCTCCACGATCGCTTCCGAGGAAAGAGCTTCTCGAAGTTCGGAGCAGCTTCCGCGTTTCGAGGCCTCGCCTCGCGAGTGAAGCGTCCGGCCTTCTTCCACGGGAATCAGTATGTCAAGATTGCAGCGCAGGCGAAGTGGCGCCCGACAATTCGCCTCCGCGCAGGGGGCTTCCGAGGGAAGCTCGGACGCACGTCAAGGAGACTCTTCTAAGTGCCTCAAGTCGCTTTTTCGTTCAACGCGAAAGACACTGCTGCACAGCAGGAGGCGAAGCGGCATTCTGCGCAGCTGCTGACGAATGTTTCGGAGGAAACTCGCAAGGCAGTTCGTGCGATGATCGCCCGAAGCATTCGTGAGGGGATTCCCCCTCTTGAAGCCGCGAAGACCATCAGAACACTCTTGGGCCTGAACTCACCTCAATCTCTTGCAGCCATGAACTATCGAGCAGAGCTTAAGCTGCAGGGGCTTTCTGAAGAACGTGTAGACAAAGCGCTCGAATTCTACACGGCGCGAAAGGTCAAGGAGCGTGCGGATACTGTTGCACGCACGGAAGTCATAGGAGCGTTGAACGCGGGAAGCCTTACATCGTGGAAGCAAGCGCAGAGGAAAGGCCTGCTTCCCCGAAACGCGAAGAAGAAGTTCATCACGACTCCGGACGAAAAGCTCTGTCCGATTTGTAAGCCGATGAACAAGCAGGAGCAGCCGCTCGCAAAGCCCTTCATTACTCCGAAGGGGGACAAGATCCAATTTCCGCCAGCACATCCTCGGTGCCGGTGTACTCTTGGAGAGCCTACACTACCCTCTGGGCGTCGCATCATGTCGGGAGAGCTCCCTTCGAAGTACTCGTGGCTCGAACATGGCTCAGTCATCTCGAGACAGAAGCTCAACGTCTCTGCAACGAGCATCTATGAAGTCATGCTGAACGCGGGAGGAGGACAGCTTCCCTGGGCCATGTTCAAGCCGGCAGATGAAGGTCATATTACTCAAGATATCATCTATGAAAACTTCATGGAGGCGGATGCTTCAACAGCGCAGCGGGAGCTTCTAGCCTCGGCACTAGATCGCGTCCTCGGACTGGAGCTCATTCCTCCAACCGGCTCTCGAATGATTACCTTCGGAGCGAAGAAGCTCTTCGGAGCAATCGCGGAGAAGATTCCGAACACCCTACAGGTTGGAGCGTGGACGCGTGGATTCCTTCGTCAGGGATTTCCTTTCCCTCAGCTCACAACCGAGTTTCGAGATGGAGCATCGATTTTCGACATCATCAACGGGAACATGGACCGCCACGGTGGAAACATGCTTGTCCAGCTTCCTGAAGACATCATGAAGAAGATCAAAGCGGGAACGCTCGGGAAGAGCGACTTCGCAGCAATGTCTAGCCCACTGAACGCATGGCTCATTGACCATGGGTACACGTTCGGACTCTCGGAGAAGAGATTCGCATTCCCAACAGCGGTTCGTGGAGACCCGAACTTCGGACTTAAAGTCGGGAGTCCTCTCGGACGACCTCAGCTGATCAACGCGAACTTCCTGACGAAGTGGTGGTTCGACAAGCCGACGGACTCAAAATACTTTGACGAGAAGGAGGTTCGAACGAAATGGGGCGCAGCTCGCGAAATCACGAAGGACTCTGCGGACAAGTGGATTTCGATTCTCACAGATACGCGCCCGCAGCTTCTAACTCTTGCACAACGCTTTGGTCTACACGTCGATGAGCTCGGAGCGATGGAAAAGCGAATTCATGCCGTGCTCAATTCGCTGTCGCTCGGAAAGCTCCGAGACCTCTTCATCAAGATGATGGTGCATCCATGAAAGTGACGTTCGTCGAACGAATCCTCGTTGCAGGAAAGATTTCGGACTTAATCGAAGGCAGCATTGCTCTCATCGAAGGGAAGCTCGTCTTTGAGCCTCCGGAGCTCGAAGAAGAGTTCGGACGTTCCGTGCAGTGGCTTGGGAAGACAGTACGAAATCCGGAAGAGTTTCTTCGCACTCTTCCCAAGCTGTACAGAGGGTCGCAGTACTTTGCCGTGCTAACAGAAAACGACGAAAGTCCCGGTGGGACCAGTCCCGGTGGGACGGAAAAGAGGATGTGATGAAGATTCAGGTCGCCGCGCTCACAGAGGTTCCGGAACCGCTTCGGGGGGAGTATGAGCAGAAGGACGGCGCATTCTTCCTCAAGCTCGAAGGAGAGATCCCGGAGCTCGTCTCCGTGAAGAAGGACCTCACGGAGTTCCGTGACAACAACATCAAGTATCTCAAGGAGAAGGACGCAGCAGTACAGAAGCTGAAGGAGTACGACGGGATCGATCCGGTCGAGTACGCGGCGATGAAGCAGAAGCTCGTCGACCTGGAGAAGAAGGGAGGCGTGAAGGATCCTTCGGACATCGAGACGAAAATCCGTCTGGCGGTGGATGCTGCAGTCACGCCGCTGAAGGAGCAGGTTCAGCTCGAACAGAAAACGAGGGTCGAAGCGGAGCTTCGGCTCAAGCAGCGGGATCTCGAAACTCGGATTCGAGACGTCGGAACGAAGCTCAAGGTCCTCGACAGTGCCATGCCCGACCTGCTGAGCAGGGGGCTTCGAGTCTTTCGAGCGTCCGACGGTCTCGCATACGACGGCGAGAAGCAGATGTACAGCAAAGAGAAGGTGACGGAGCCTTTGAGTCTCGAGGAGTGGGGACGCATGCAGCTTGCCGAAGCGCCTCACCTCTTCGTTGCCTCAACAGGAGGCGGAGCGCGTCCTGGGCCTGGAGGCACGGGAAAGCGTACGATCAGTGCGGCGGACCCGGTCGAGCTCGGCCGGAATGCAGACGCGATCGCAAAGGGAGAGATTCTTGTCACTCCCGTGCAGTGAGACGGTTCGTAGATCGCGGGTGGCGCGTGTATCAGCCACCGCAGGTCCGAGCTCTGGAAGGGTTCGAGAACCGCGCCCCGGTGGGGCCGAATTCACTTCCGTTCATTTCGGTCTCTAAGGAGAAGAAGGACAAATGGCCAACACGCTGACGTACGTCATCCCACAGCTGCTCGCGCAGGGGCTCGTCGCGCTCCGGCAGCAGTCGATCATGGCGAGGATCGTGAACCGCGGCTACGAAGAGCTCGCCGGAGATAAGGGCTCCACGATCGACATCCCGATTCCGTCGGCCGTCGCGATCGGAGACGTTGCTCCCGCCGCGACTCCGCCCGCGGTGACCTCGGAGCTCTCTCCCACGAAGGTCAGCATCCAGCTGAACCTCTGGAAGGAGGCTTCGTTCTACCTGACCGACAAGGACATGCTCGAGGCGATGAACGGGACGATCCCGATGCAGGCGTCCGAAGCCGCAAAGACGCTCGCGAACCAGATCGACTCGGACATCCTCGCGCTGTACAAGAAGGTCTACGGATGGGCGGGCACGGCCGGCGTCACGCCCATGGAGACGGACCTGAAGTCGTACCTCGCCGCGAGGAAGACCCTCGCACAGCAGCTGGCTCCGCTGGAGCCCCGCTACTGCATCATCGACCCGACCGCCGAGGCGAACGCTCTCGGGCTGCGGGCCTTCCAGGACACCTCGTTCCGCGGTGACCAGGGAGGGATCATCAACGGACAGATCGGGATGAAGCTGGGAGCCCTGTGGGCCGTGGACCAGAACATTCCGACGCACACCCTCGCAGCCGCGACGGGCGGCACGATCGCACTCGACTTCGGGGGCGGCTACGCTCTCGGAACGAAGACGGTCCACATGGACGGGTTCACCGTGAAGCCCGCCGAAGGCGACGTCTTCACCATCGCGGGGGACGACCAGACGTACTCCGTTGTCAGTTCGACCGTTCTCGCCGGGACGGATTCCGACGTGACGTTCGAGCCGGGGCTGAAGGTCGCGATCCCCGCGGTCGACGGTTCGGAAGTCGTGACGTGGAAGGACACGCACACGGTCAACCTGCTGTTCCATCGCGATGCGTTCGCCCTCGCGATGCGGCCGTTCATGGGCGCGGACCCGATGAACATCGGGAACTTCTCGAGCATGGTCGACCCGATCAGCGGGATCGCGCTACGGCTCGAGGTCACCAGGGAGCACAAGCGGACGCGGTTCGCGTACGACGCTCTGTACGGGGTCGGATGTCCTCGTCCGGAGCTCGCAGTTCGGTTCGCCGGCTAGAAGCACTGAGCGCAGGCTGAGCGCTTCGCGACCTTACGTGAGCGTCGCGAAGCGCTCTTTCGAGGGAGGAGAAGTACGAGATGTCCAAAGAGATCTTTTCGCCCGAGACCCTGAGTTCGGGGCTTCGGATCGCAATGGGTCAGCACACGACTGGAAGTGCTTCGGACGAAGTCGTGACGGGCCTGAACAAGGTGCTCTTCGCGATCGCGAGCATGGAGGACGATCCGGTCGACGGTGCGATGGACGTGACAGCGATGGTCGGGAATCAGACGGGAACACCCCCTGCTGGAAGCATCCTGATCAAGAGCTGGAAGAGCACCGATGGGGACGCCTCGTATCAGGCGGCTTCGACGGCTTCGAAGAAGGTCAACTGGCTCGCGTTCGGATCGTAAGCTGATGCAAGTCTTCGTCTACGGCCTTTCGGATCAGGCTACGCCTGAACATGTTCGCTATGT